TCATTTCCACCCGTTGCCCACTCTTTTTTCATAAATTGTAGAATCTTCTTCTTCAGTTTTCGTTTTCTTCCCGTTTTTCCATTCTTTGAAAGCTGGAAATAAATCTTTGAATTGAACTTCAAACCAATCAATTCGTTTGTGATCTTCCTTTATCATTTCTTTGATCCATTCATCTATTTCTATTGTAATTTCAAATAGTTGGCTTGAATTCTGCAAGTCTTTCAATCGTTTTGGACCGGTTCCGGTCATAATCCATTCTGTCAGAATTCCGTATTTTTTTCCCACCAAATAGGCCCATCCTGGTGGAAATTCATTTTTTGCTTTTGCTCCGGATACCGCTGGCCCAGTTCTTTTCACTATTTCTGCTAAATCTTTCAGGTTTTGCAGGCCAGTTGCATCTTTGATTCGGCTCCACACCTCTTCGAAATTATTTTCCATAAAATTAGCTTTTCTTTCTTGACGATTAGATTTTCTTAATTTAGTATCAAATTAAGAAAGAAAATTAAATTTAAACACGGAATATTTTTTGAAAATGAAATTCCTCGGCTCGCAAAACCACATCGAAATGACCTGCGACACCTGCGGCAGACCGATTGAGGTTTCTGTGATCCAAGACGAATCCGGTGCGTACCAAGAGTTTTTTCAATGCTGGCATTGCCTGACGAGTTACCCGCATCGATGCATGCGCATACCCTTATACACCCATTCCAATGAAAATGTTGCCATCGAGCACGTTTATCATACGTGAAAATTGAAACTCAAATCAAATCAAAAAGGTGACTTATGAGCGACCAGAAAACCGACAACCCTATTAACGGCCTGATTCTTATCGGTAAAGTGAACGCAAAAACAAGCCGTGTTTACAAAAATGGTGATGAACACTTTTTTCTTTCAATCGCTTCTCCTGGTTCGGAAATCATGTACCGGGTCGAAGTGAAACCTCAAGATTGGGGCTCGTATCAGCAGGATTCCCCATTCAAATCAAAGGTCAATTTCAACATTTTCAACAACCAACTCACATTCATTCCTGTTCCCTGAGGCTTATTCCATGGCTGCCCGGATTTGTTTGCTTTCATGCGCTGGTTTCATGTTGGTCATGCTAACGGCTTACGCCTGCTGTGCAGCTGATGGGGAGATCATAGGCCAAACGAGCGTTTTTCATTTGACCCCCGACGCCGTGCTTATTGCAAACGATCCGTCCGAAGCCGCAGGCGTGCAAGCCTTCAATTATTTTTTTTGTATCGAGTTGTTTTTCGGCATTTTTGCCGTCTGGATAAGGATGTTTTTATCTATCTTCAAACGAGAGGTGCATTGATGCTTGATGGAATAAATTTGTTTGCTGCTTTGACCTTGGTATTTGCCGCCGGTGGTATGGTTGCTTCTGCTTATGCGCTCATTTGGGCTATCAAGCCCATCATTGGCATGATCGGCGGCGGGTTTGGCGATATCAGAAACGAGGACAGGTTCATTGGCTGGTCAAAGGAAGACGAGATAGGATATCAGAATTATTTGAGAAATCGGAAATAGGATGACCGTGGACCCTGGAACTTTAATTGAGCTGTACGCCCTCGCCGGAATTGTCGCCGGTGGCCTTATCGGCTGGGCTTTTATATCGTAGTCCGCAATTTTGCGGGAAAAACAAAAAACCAATAGGAGATTCAAATGAACATTTTTTCCAATCTTCGCAAGAAGGCCAAAACCATTGGAACCGTTGCCGCTTCTGCCGGTGCAATCACTGCCTATTCGTCTGGCGTCGCTCACGCTGAAGGTATGCTGACCGGCATTACCCTGGACACCACGACCGTTCTTGCAGGTGCCGCCCTGGTTGTTGCCGCCTATGGTGCACTGTGGGCAATCAACAAGGTTATTTCCATTTTCAAGAAGTGAGGCGCAAGCCATGATCAAAAAGGCCAGATTGTCCGCACTGGTGGGCCTTCTGGCCTTTTTTATTCCATCTTCCTTGTTTGCTGCTACCGGTGTTATGCCCTGTGGAACTAGTTGTAATATCGTTAATGTTTACTCATCCATTAACACCAATTACTACGGCGCGAATCAAGTTAAAGACTCGCAGGATTGTCGAGGTATCATACCAGGCACAGGTGGTTGGCAAGATTTGGCATGGCGCGTTCAGTATCAAATTTGGACTTGGAACGCCGCCACCTCCAAATGGGTCATATCTGGCAGCGGTGACTACTTAACCTCACCCACCGATGGCGCTGCTTTGCTGTCAAAGTACCATCAAGGCCCGGTCAACTGGGACCCAAACCTTACGTACACAGGCGGCTGTTCACTTCCTCCATGTGATTCAGGCGACACCGATGGTGATGGCGTTTGCAATTCTTGCGACAAAAATGCAGGCGCACCTGATCCTAAAGACTGTGTCTACCTAACCAGCCGCAATGCAGCCGGGCAGGTTGTGGACATGATGATTGATGAGGGTTGCAAAGGTTCAGCTGGTGACAATATCGCTTCTTACCGTGATGAAGAAGCAGCAATACAAGGTGATGGCCGTCTGTATTACGATTTAACAGCTCATGACCGTGAAATGGATAGTCGCACCTGCAACGCTTCCACCGGCGCGGATGCTGATGGAAATTGTGCCTGCGCTTATCCTCCCACCAATACCAAGCTTGCCGGTTTTACCGATGCTTCAGGCGGTGCCGCTGTCCTTACCGATGCTGCTGAATCCGAGTACCAAGCCGCAAAAAATCTCGACGATGATGATAAGCTAGACGACTGCGCAGCCGTCAAAAATCGCTGCGAAGCTGCTTGTTCAACTCGCGGTGGTGTTGTCACCAATACGTGTTCTTCCGAATCCGGCAGTCTCAAAAGTTCATGTACCTGTGCCAATAACGAATTGGCCTACGATCTCGACAACGAATCTTCCGACGATTCTGAAAATTCTTCAGCCGATTCCGATGGTGACGGCGTTCCCGATTCTATTGACCCTGACTCTACCGGTGGTTCTGATTCCAACGGTGACAATGTCGATGATACTGCTGCCGCTATAAAGGGGGCGATCGCATCTCTTGGCCTGGGCGGCAAACTTGATGCAGTTAACAGCAACCTCAACAGCATCGGTAATTCTGTTTCAGGCTTGGGTTCTAAGATTAACGGCGTTACCTCTGCTGTCTCCGGACTTGGTTCAAAGATTGACGGCGTAGGTTCGTCGGTTGATGGACTTGGGACTTCCCTGGGTGGCAAACTCGATGGCCTCGGCGATAAATTGGACGGCATATCCGACAAGTTGGACGATGGATTAGAGGCCACAGGTTCCGCCGATCTGCCCGGCACCAATGAGTACAATACTGATTTAGAAGAAATCGAAGAACAGAGCTTCGTCGATACCGTTCACAACTTCCTGAATTCTTCCCTTCCTGTCCTGTCTTCAATAAGCGGCTCAGGCCTTACCGCTTCCGGCTCGCCCTCCATGTCCACTGAATTGTGGGGCAAGACTATCACTCTCGATTTTGCAGACTGGCAAGGCGTGTTGCGTGCTGCTGGTTTGGTGCTCGTTGCTGTTGCCACCATTTTCGCCTTTATCATCATTCTTTAAGGTGCCGATATGCCAATCGTTTTCAGTGCAATTTTAAGTTGGTTCTCTTCCCTGGCTGGCCGCTATTTGGTTGATGTCGGGCTGAAATTTCTGGCCTACAAAGTTCTTGTTTATACGCTTCTCACCGTCACCTTTCCGATTGTTATCAAGAATCTTTTGGTTTGGCTCATGGAACAGGTGAATTCCATTATTCAAAGCTCTCTGCCTTCCGGTGATATTACATCTTTTTCCGCATCCCTTACCGGTTTGGCCGGTTGGCTCGGCGATCAACTGATGTTACCGACTTGCATTTCAATCGTTTTGTCTGCAATCGCAATTCGTTTCGTTCTCAATTTCATTCCGTTTGTTGGGTAATAAAATGTTTCCTTTTGAAACTTTCCTTTTGTGTGGAATTAGCTTTCTTCTTGGCATGATTGTTTCTCATCGTGCTCATCATAAATTGCTTATGTCTAAAATTGAATCGTTCAAGGATAATTTCGATGGCAATAATAAAAATTGAAGGCGTTCATGGATTGGGAATGAGCTATAACGCTGTAAAACATTTGGCTGACCGATACTTCGAAAAACAAGCTGATGGACGTTGTAAACTTGATGAACCGGTTATAATTATCACCAAATTCTGTTTCACTCGTGTTCTCAAATGGCGATTCGAATAATTGAAGGCGTTCCAGGATCAGGTAAGAGCTATTACGCTGTGAAGCATTTGGCTAGTCGATATTTTGAAAAACAAGCTGATGGACGCTATGAACTTATAAAACCGGTTACGATTATCACTAATATTGATTCATTTCAACCTGACCATCTTTCGTTGCAGACTCTTGCAAAAGATGCAGGCGGAATTTCAGAGTTTTTCACGGAACATTACCAAAAAGCAATAACTGAATGCATTGGTGGGCAAATTGTATATATCATCGACGAGGCCCAGAAGTATTTCCGAAAGGGCGATAGGGGATTGTCTGATGTGTATTCCTACTTCGAATATCACCGGCATTATGGGCACGACGTTTATTTGATTACTCAGAATGCCAGGAAATTGCCTCCTGATATTGCATGCCTGACTGAGTATCTTATTGTTGCCGCTCCTCGAACCCGTGCCGTCATTGGCGAGTTCAAATACAAATGGCTCTCCGATGGTGAAATTTTAAAGCGTGAAGGGTTCCGTCCCGACCAGGGCATATTTGCCCTTTATAAATCAATGGACCAAAAGGAAGCCGAGAAGATCAGCAATCCGGTAATGAAAACAGCCGGCCTAGCTCTCCTTGCTGTCCTTTTTGTCATGGGCGGGGGCGTCTATTATTTTAAGGTCAAGTGGCTTGGCTCGGCTTCTCCTTCATCCGCTTCTTCGTCCGCATCATCTTCAGCTTCTTCATTACCTGCTGCGTCTTCTGCCGTTTCACTTCACGCGAAAAATTTAGTGACCGTTCCTGTTTCCGTCCTGCAGGAAACTTTTAATTCCGGTGGCCTTCTTCGCACCCGACAACTGTTTGTTGTTGATGGCAAGCTCTTACAGAAAGCTGATTTTCCTTATTCGGTGAATCGGGTTGCTGGTCAATGGCTTGCGTCTGTTCCTCCTGACGTTGCCATTCTTTTACGGCCTGCAGCAGATAAAGAGGCCGAAGGCCGTGAGGCTCAGGGTTCCCGGCGCAACGATAGCGGCAGCGGATCGGCGCACGGGAAGCAGGAGCCTTCAGAAAGCTAATCGAGCCACGCAAATTTGATATCAGCCATGAACAACAACAAATCTACCAGGGATGAAGAAATATCGAGAATGTACAAAAGGGCTAACTTTACCCCTCCTAAGGCCAAGCCTAAAAAAACTCTTCACGATCCGCAGCAACTCAGCTTGCTGGACAAGGAATGTTACTGGAAGTCACTGTTGCGCGATCCTTACGCGCTTCACGAAGACTGAATAAAAAAAATCCCTCTTGCCACGTCGCCAAACAGCGCAAGAGGGATCATTCATACAAACCCCAAACGAGGTTCATCGTCATGCTAAAGAAATCTGTTGCAAAGCGCAAGAAAACTTCATCGTCCGCCAAGCTTCCCTTGCCGGTAGGCCCCGGCTCGCAGAGCAAGGGGCCTCGGTCGGAAACCCGAATAACATCCGACCGTATAGTAGCCATACCACCTATACGGACGTCTCATGGAATCGATTTTTTAAAAGTCAATTACCACGCACGGTGGGAAGAAAGCACCTTCCTCGATATTTTGGAATGGTCGAAAAAACGGCTTCAAGAAACCGATGATGAAGAAGTCCATGTTTTGAAAAGCAAGGGCTTGAACTGGAATTTGCAGCGGACTGGAACGTCAAAATTCAATTATCGGCTGAAAGCCGGTGATGTTGTTCTTCTTTTGAATCGTCGTGGCCCTGAAGGCAATATTCCGAACATCCGGCTTGAAATCGGTTCGTTGACCTCTCAAACCTGCCTTTTGCAGACGGTCAACGACATTCGGCACTGGCTGACACGACAAGGGGCTGAATTTTTAAAGGAACGTGTTTCAGAGGTTCACCTTGCCGTCGATTTCATCGGCACCGATATTCAGACCATCGGCATTGAAGATCAGGACCGATGGATTCAACGAAGTCACAGCTTCGCCCCGTTTTACCTTCATCGACGCCTTACCGGTATTTCTCTTGGCAAAGGTGATTTCATGCTTCGCATATACGACAAAGTTACCGAGTTGAAGCGATCTGAGCACAAACAGGAAATATTCAAAGAGTTGTGGAAAGTCCCGGCTTTTGACGCTTTGCCCGTGACTCGGGTTGAATATCAGTTGCGACGGCCTGTGCTCAAAGAATTCAACCATCTCGAGTATTGCAATGGAATCGACACGGTGAAACAGCTCTTTTTCGGCCTCAAGGCCTTGTGGAAATATGCAACTTCCGATTGGGCAAAATTCATGGCCACGATAGTGGACCGCGAGAACAAGCACCAGTCCAGGGCGTTGTATTCAGATTTTTGGCTGATTGTCCGTTCTGTTGTTTGGATGGGCCTGGAAGAACTTCGACGCGAAAAAAGAACGAAACACAAAGACATTGATGCCCTTCGAAAACAAGCTCGTGGGATACTCATGTCAATCGCCGCGTTCTTCGTCAATAGCGCGGACGACATTGACGAGATCGTTTCGCAATCTCAGGAATTGATAGAAAACGACCTTCGAGAATTTTTTGAAGACAAGTCGAAATTTATCAAACGGATGGAACGGAAGCGGAACGAAATCATTTTAGATACGGTTCCATTTTAATCATTTTAGCACGGCTGTGCTGTTCAAGTTGAGGTACGCGAAATGGGTGGACGTGGACGAAATCAAGAAAGCAAGGATCGGTGGGACTGGGTTCAAACACTTTCTGACAAACGGCTGGAAAATTACGGAAAAATGTCATTTTGGAAGGACCCTTATGGTCACACCGGCCCTGCCGATATCAGTAAACAAGCGCTTAATTGGGCATGTGCCAAGGAATTTGAACGACGACAAGGAGTGGCTCCAGAATGGAAAATTTGAGCTACCGTTACAAAATGGAACTGCCGCCTCTCGAAAACGTATCAGATTTTATGATCAGGTGCCGGCTTGATTCAGCTGATTGGGAAAAGCTGTCCTGGCTTCGTTTCGGCTCCGGTGGCCAGGCTGACGCTCGACATTGTTTTGTTGATGATTGGCGGTTTGAACATCTCTGGCGGCATCATGGCCAAGGGCTGGCAAAAGCTATCTGCACCGGCGTTATAACTGCCCCTGACTTCACCGTTGAAACGACTTTCCCGCAAGAGATAGCAATCTTCCAGGTCTATCGTTCAAATCTGCTCGCTTATTATTGGCTTTCCCATGGTGTTGTCACCGTTCCGGTTTTGCAATGGGGTAATAGCTCCACGTTTTGGATGTCGCCTAAATACATAGGCCAAGGCGGTGTTGTTGCCGTTCGAGGTCCAGGCAAAGGAAAAGAGGTAATGCGTAGATGGATGGAAGGCGCAGAGTTTATGGAAGAGCGCCTTCGTCCTGAGCTTGTTTTGCATTTTGGCCGGCCTGTCAAGAATGTGTGGGGGAATGCGCTCTTTATTCCTTTGCACTCGCGCAAGCGTTGCAGCGTTGAAGCGTAACCCCTTCCTGTTTTTCGACATTGAACGAGGACTCAATGAACAACAATTCACAAAAATATTGGCCTGCTCCAAGTCAAAAATCTTGGCTTGCCTTTTATTGCGATGGCAAATGCTTTGGCATTATTCAAGAAAGTGCCACCGCTGAACGTGAAAAGAAACGCCTTCTAGGATTGAAGGGTATGGAAGTTCGTTTTGCGCTTCCTGATGATCTTATCAGATTTCGAGCCTGCACCAATCTATCCAGGCGAATCCTTAGGGTTATGAGTGAGAAATCGATTTGTTGTAACTGGAAATCCAAGTTTGCCAAGGAATACCTTAAGCGGATTTAGCTATGTTTCCTGAAATGATGACTTTGAAAGAGGTCTGCCAATATTTCCGAGTTGAAAAGCGTGTCCTGCTCCGTTACGGTCTTGAGAAGATCGGGGGAGTACGCTTGGGGCCACGTTCTTGGAGATTTCCACGAAATGAGGTTATGAATCATGGCGTACAAAAATTACAACAACAACAAGGACAAATTTCCTTGGACCGGACAACGGATAATCCACGGAAAGAGGCAGCGGAGAAGTTTCTTGACGAAGAAAGAGGCTCTGCTGTGGGAGTCCGAGCGTCTTCCAGAAACAGCAGGGCAAGAGACCCTTACGGTCTCCTTGCTTGATTGGGCAACCGAATACCTGAGATTTGCAGAACAAAATTTCGTCAAAAATACTTTTGAAGAAAAGCGCTTCGCATTTCGTCAGCTTTTTTCTTTCTCTGCGATCCAGTCTTCTGATTCCATTGAAAAGTTGACCGCACACAAAGCGCAACAAGCTTTACAGGTTCAAGTTGTCAAACGCTCTGGTAATGCTGCAAATAAAGACAGGAAGAATCTTTGCGCTGCCTGGGCCTGGGGAGTCAAATTTCTCCAGCTTCCTGAACTGAACCCTTTTTCAAAGGTCGAAAAATTTGCTTCCGAGCGTCACGAAAGGCATGTTCCGCCGCTCGATGATTTTTGGAAAGTTTTCCACATTGTGGAAGATGATCAGGATCGGCTCATGCTCTATTGCTATTTGCAGACAGGAGCCCGCCGGGATGAAATTTTTCGTCTCGTTTGGTCTGATGTCGATTTTTTCGGCAAAAGAATTCGTCTGTCCTGGCGCAAGAACAAGGTTGGTGAATGGCGCTCGCAATGGCTAGGCGTCAAGGATGATCTGATTCAATGGCTCTTGAAGCATAAGAAGAAACGATCATCAGTTCTTGAAACCGACAATGTTTTTATCAGCCATCAAAGCATGGCCTATGAGTATCGCCAGCATTGGTTGAGACGGATTTGCAAGAGGGCAGGGGTTGAGCCTTTCGGGTTTCATGGGATCAGGCATTTGTTCGCCTCGATCCTTGCCGGCGAAAATGTGCCGCTTGTTGAGATTCAATACATGCTTCGCCATACCAGCTTGGCAACTACTCAACGGTACATTCATCGGCTGAAAAAAGAAAACCGGGAAGTGCTCGCGGCGCTTCCCGGTTTAATTGATTCTGAGAAAAGTCCTTTAAAAGTCCTTCAAGGTGATTCTCAAAATTTGAAACAATCAGCAAGTAGCTGA